TGTACAACCTCAGACTGTGGCCCTTCCATAACAACTTCAGAAAGCAATGGCTCTACTGTTTTAATGCCTACAGGAGTAGGATCGAATGTTGATAAGTTTACTTGAGGCGCTGATACAGTAGGAGCAGGGGCAGGAGCGGGAGCGGGAGCGCGGGAAGGAGAACCACTTTCTATTTTTGCAGGCTCTGATTTTTTAGGAGCCTCTAATGATCTGCCCTCTTTTCTCCCGTACTGTGCATAGTGCATAGAGCCATATTCAGTAGGACTAACCCCTTTTCCCTTCCAGTTCTTTTCATAGTCTGCCTGAAGATCAGGATTGCGTTGAGTATAAGACGCAAACACAGGATTAGTAACTCCCTGAGAACCATGCTTTGTAGTAAACTTAGCCTCTTTAGGTTTTTCGTTTGCCTTTTTTCTTTCTATAAATTGTGGTCCTTCTCCCGGCATAACTTTCTCCTACCTTTTTAATCCGCGTTCTGAAAACTGGACAATAGCCCCTTGTAAAGTAACCGGCTTGTCGTATATGGAATCGTTTTTGATAATAATACCCATTGTTTCGCCAACACCATGTATCCTTGCTCTAGCCTTGTCAACTACTGCAATACCTAACGTATCGCTTGATACATCATCTACTGTCCACTCATCATTTGTCACATTAATTGTATAGTCGCTAGTAGTAGGAACAGTACCGTCACCATAGTTATACTCTGGCTGTACTACTAACGTTGTGCTTGTGTCTGAGTTTAGTTCTAAAAGTATTTCTCTAAACCTTTTCTTTCTGCTTGGAGTTCCATAGTGATGGTAAGCAAGGCGCACAAAAGATGGAACAGTTTGCCCATCAAAAGAAGTTCCTGAGTCAATCTTGCGAACATAGCCATCGTCAAAACCACCGTAAAGAACCTCATCACCGTTTGAATTTTCTCCAGATGTAGCACAAACTATCTGGTGATCCATAGAGAACGGCATTATTCCTTCGTTCTTTCCATTAAGGAAAGTCATAGTAAGGCCCGTCTTATCGTTAAAGTACAACCTGTACTGGTTCTTTTCCCTAACTCTAAGAGAAACAAAAACCTTGTTCTTGTACTTCTGCACAAGCGGGTCAACCTTAGATGACACAACAGCCTGTTTAAAGTCGCCATAGTTTAGTGTTGACATAAGGGACACGATTCCCCTGTCATCAAGAAATATTGTAGTCTGCATCTTCTGCACTGTCTTAGATACAGCACCAGTTCCTGTGTAGAACTGCGTCAGGTTCCAGTCATCTCTGGAAGTTCCGTAAAGAATGTAAGAATTGTTTCTGCCAAAGATAGCAAGAGCATCCTTAGTTTCTACTTCCATTCCTGTTACTTCATCGCCCACTACAATTTCTGCCGCTCCTAAAGTAGTACTCCAAATAGTAGGCAATGCAGTAGAGGAGTTTTGTATAGAGCCTTTTGGATAAGAATAAAACAGGTGCGCTTTAAATACTTTTACATTCTCTGGAGTATCAGTAGCAGTACCATTGTTAATTTTTATAAACGTTGTGCCATCCCATTCAAAACCTTGGTCAACGCCACTAACTCCATACATCTTTTCGCTACCAAGACTGCCTATAAAGTTAAAGTTAGCAAAGTTATAGGAACCTCCGGGCTGTAACGTTTGTTCGTACAAAACCCCCTGCGCGACAGCAACAGTAACAGTAGCAGGCTCAGAAGCACCATTAACAAGCGCCCTCTTTACTCCGCTTACACGTATCTCTTCGTTGTTAGTCCATGTGCCGCTATTAGAAAGAACTGAAATAAAACCTACTGCATCATTTGTAGAGTAAGCACCACTAGTAATTGTTACCTTCTTTACTGTGGCTGTTCTTGAAGAACTAGACCCAGTGATAACATCATCCTCAAGTATCTCTACCTCTCCCGCATCGAAAGCAATAGTAGACATCTGTAAATTTTCGTCATCTGCAAAAACACCCGACACATCAGTAAGAACTACAGTGCCTTCTGCTCCAGTTGACCAGTTACCGTGGTATGTTAAACCTGCAACAGTTCCAGTGGCTCCGCTAGTAGCGCCAGATATTGAAGCGCCTACAACAAACTCACCGTTAGTAGTAGTTCCGTCAAAGTTTAATGCCTGACCAAGATCAACTTCTTGCCAACCAGTGGTTGATGACTTGTACATCCCGGCAGTTGCACCACCTGATTTGTTTCTAAAAGCGTATATGTTTCCGCTGTACACCCAAACACCAAGAACAGAACCTTCACCCGGAACAACGCCAATAAGATTCCTTTGGTTTTCTATACGTGCTTGTAACTCAGAAACCAAAGAAGCGTCTGCACTAGCATCTCTTTTTACAGGAGGCCCATTAGAAAGAGAAGTAGCATACAATCCCATTAGCCAATCCTAAGAGCAGACAATTGACCGTAATTTAAATATATGTTCTGACTGCTTCCATTGTTGTGTTTTATTCTTGCATAGACATCAGTATATGTAGTGTGTCCAGTGCAATCAATAATTCCGCTCATGTTAAAACTGCCAACATCGTTTGCATTAGTAATGTACTGAATGCCCTTAAGAGCAGGAGCATCAGTTGTGCTTCCTCCAGTGTTGTCAGTAGAAACCATTGCAGTCCAAATAATATTGGCTGTTGCGGCCTGCTTTATGCACAAGTTACATGAAACAAAATAGAATCCTTTGTCATATATTCTTATTTGATCATTTGCAAAATCAGCATCAGCGCCAACAGTTGTAGAAGAAACGGTTCCGGTATCTTGCGATACGTCTGATCCAGACGATCCTAATGAAAAGTCAACGGTTACTGTAGTTCCATTTGCAATTGCTTGTACAGCGGGAGTACCATCGCCTGCGGCATTGTTTATACAAGCATATCCTCCCATGTCAGATTCTACGTACTGTCGTAACATCTGCGCCGTAATAGCGCCAGTAGTATTGTCAGCAAAACTTGTTCCTGTAAGGACTGCCCTAGTTTTTCTTAAGGCTGTAGGTGTTCCCATTATGTGTACTCCACGTTAAATGCGCTTCCAAATGCGCTATCTTTGTTTAAAAAATATATCGGTTCGCCTTCTTGAAATGTTCCGCTAGTAGTAGTAAAGTATATGTAACCCTCTGCGGCATCAGTAGGGAAGAAACCTGCTTGACTATCTCCAGTTATATCTTCTACAGATACAATCAAGATAGTTCCAATAGCACCGCTAGTTCCCCCTTTAACAATGTCTCCAGAAGAAGGTATATTTAAATGAAAAGATGCGCTAAATGAAGACGCAAACACATTGTTCTTAGATGAACCATTAACAAAAGGTATCCTAAAGTAATCAATGTCAGAAGGAAGTGTTTGCCCATCTGCTCTTTCGTATCCATCAACACGGCTGTAGCGTCCACGAATATCTACCTCAAAGTTTTTAGCCGCAATACATTCTCCCGCCTCAACAGAAAGAACAGGATCAACTATGTTGAGTCCACCGCTAAAAGGAAAGTAGTAACTTTGGGTAGTCATTCAGCAACTACTCTGTAGTTTGACAAATCTTGCACCTGAGAGAACCGTCTGTTTCTTTGTCCCGGTAGTTGGTCAGACTCAAGTTTGTCAAGTAGATCAGTAAACTCAGCAACAGATGCAGAAAGAATTTCATTAGCATCATTTTGTTCTGCGTAATAAATTTTTGCTCTGCAAATAATCATCCTATGAAACCTGACTGGTATAACAGATACATCTGAATCAGAAGATAACTCTGTAGGAGTCTTCCAATACTCAGCCTTAACTACAGTTGCTGTATCAGGAGTAGGATAAAGGTCAATTACATTGTCTGGCTTAACACTAAACACTTCAGGAGTTCCAGAATCAATTGATCCGTATTTGTACTGATCTTTATAATCATTCCAAGGCATGTACTCTAAAGGCTGATAATCAACAGACGTTGGATCAAACACAACGCAATCAATATTCCATTGAGACAAGTCTGTAGGGGAAGTAATAGTAGAAGTTCCTGAAGATGTTGTTATACTTGCTTCTGCCCAAAGATAGTTCCAGTTAAACCACCTGCTTTGTATGTCAACATCAGCGTGTTTAATCTGGCGCACAATATCTTTTTCTTCTTCAGCAGTAGGCGTAACACTGCTAGGCCCTGTACCGGGGATGCCTACTTCCCTAGCCATGTCTTGACAAAGTTGCAGATATGTACTCATAAGTTTCTCATAATGTCAGATACTACAGTTCTTGGGTCTATGTTAGAAGCGCACAAAGCGCCACCTATTTCCTCATCTCTATTACATGTGCTGAATCCAAAATGCATTTTATGGCATGGATAACAGGGGCAGTTTTCTGGAGTAAATGATGTAGTATTGATCCAGTGTTTAGTCAGATTCTCTTCTGACGAGTGAGAAAGAAATACAGCCTTATGTATTTTCTTCATACTTGCCGCATTTAACACGCCTGTTTCAGGCCCAACAATTACTGAGCAGTGATCTAAAAAAGCCATAGTCTTACCTATAGTCCATTCACCTGACTTGGTAATAACTTTTGGTTCTTTCTCCCAACCAACCTCTAGTATCTTGCACATCTCATCGCCAACAGTTACAAAAGAAATGTCCTTTCTATCATGTAGAATAGATGCAATCATTACATCGTTCCAAGGCCAAACTTTATGTACCGATGATCCAGATAAAGAAATCATTACAACATGCTTTGATTTTATTTTCTTTCTCTGTTTTCTAGCCCACTTCTTTTCTTCTTCTGATGGGTAATAAGCGGGTCTGTGATGAAACGGAACACCTGCTAATTCGTGAGTAAACTCAAGGTAGTTAACATTACACTTTTGATGTATCTCTTCTTGAGAATCAAAGTACCCTTCGCTTGCAGACACTCTGTACTTCTCACCCTTAGACTCTATTACCCTGTTTGGGTTCAACAGCAATGTTCCCTCTATAGACTCAGACAGTTGCACAAACTTATCAAAACAAGGGGACATCTTCTCCCAGTAGTCGGTAAGTTGTGTATTGCAAATCTGGTTGCTCTTTTGTATTAAGAGTTCATCTACATAAGGGTTTGCCTTCAGCAGTTCAGCGCCTGCTTCAGAAACGTTTACACAAACCTTGTACCCTTCTTTCTTAAATTGAGGAAACAAAGAAGACGTTTGAATAATATCTCCAAATGCTCCATAGCGAACAATGCAGACAGTTTTGTTCTGCCTCTTTCCGCCAAAATCTTCTAAGGTGTAATCACTTACTTCCTTAAAAGGAACGGTTATTTTTTTCATAGTTGGTTTAGTAGTTTTTCTTTTATCTCGTCTATCTTATCTTTCTTGGCTACTTCAATGCCAAGTTCTTTTGCTTTAGATATTAGAGCATTCCTGCCTGTCATACCTTTCTGCTCTTGAACCCAAGCAGTATAGTCAACTAATCCACTACTAATTAAATTTCCGTTTACTCTGTAAAATTTATCGTTTTGAAAAAAACGTGCTTCTGGCATGTCTTCTACACTGCCGTGAATTTCGCCGTAAGGCTCGTCCCAGTTTATTTTATTTGTCATTATTCCAGTGGCATACGAACAGCCCCGAAAACAGAAGCATTCTCAAGAATAATAACTTCCGGTCTGGTTCCTACCCTCGCGTTGTTGTTTCGTTGGTTCCTCTCAGTACTAAATTCGTTTGGCTGATCCTGATTGGTATAGCCACACTGAGCAGGGTCTTTATCTTTCTTTTCTTCGTAGTCCATATTTCCCCCTAAGAAAAGGGGGGCTTGCGCCCCCCGATCCCTTTACCGCATGTTGAAAGAACCACGATCCGTGGACACTTTCTGTTTAGCAACACCCATAGGCATCTGATTCGGGCCATGACTATCCAAGCCTAAATCTTTAGGCGAAGAGTTGTCTTTTTCCTTTTCAGAAAGTCCGTTTGCAGGGATTTTACCGCTTGCACTGTCTTTCATATTTCCTCCTAGCACCATTCAATCATGACATGGACATGCGCCTTACCTGCGGGAGTACCGCCAGTAGGAGCAACCAAAGTCAAATGAACTGTAGTATCAGCAGGAAGAGCGTCCAACACTAGGTCAGCAGCAACGTCAGTTAGACGAGACTGTGCGCCATCGGCAAGCGTACCTAAACCCATGTTTACGTACTCATAACCTGCGGCACCCGAACCTAATCGAACAAACCCTTCGGTTGTGGTGTTAGTGAAAGTTTCAATAGCCTCAACTTCAATTTCTTTGATGCTACCTTTTTTCCCACTGGGACCTCTAAGAACCAACGCTTCTGTAGCCGCGCCAAAGTCATGATAATAACTATAGGCATACGGGCGAGGATCACTATAACTCATAATAATTCTCCTTAAGCCGCGCTATCCCAGATCACTACACGTGACTGAGCCGCATCAGTGTGAACAAGGCCGAAGCCACCCAAATAATACCACGCAATCCCACGATCCCTTCCGAAGTCCCCCGGAATTTTTCCACGAATTTCTTCAGGAACAGCAATTGCTTCAGCAACGGTATCTTCACCAAAGAACACAGCCCAATCGGATTTACCGTTGGTCCATGCGGCGGTGGCAGTACCAATGCCTGCTTTGTTAACGTGAGTCTGCTCAATAAAACGAACTCCTTCATAGCGACCAATTTCGCCATTCATGATCATCTGGAAACCCTGATCAATGTACTGCTTGATACCTTCCAGATCGTTCTTGAGCGAGCGCCACGTTGAAGGCCACGCGATAGAGTAATAATCATCGCCGGTATAAGCCGGGATATTACGCTCTTTCATCGTGTCTACAATTAACTTCACATGTTCTTTTCCAAGAGCAACGTTGTTGTTAATAGCGCACACACCGTTAGTAGTAAGCGTCAAAGCGGTAGTACTCGTTCCCGCAGTCGGCACAACACGCAACTTTGCGTTGTTGAACTGAGCGGAAGCAAGGTTATCAAACCCCTTCTTCGCATCGTTTTTAAGCACTTTACGAACAACTTCACGAATCGGCTGTTCACTCAGGTCATCCAACTTACCTGTGTAAGGAACAGAGTTACCCGCTTCAGTGATAGTCATTGTGCCCTGAGAAATCGTGAATGAAGTCTCTGGGATAGTGCTTGTCTCAGTCAGGGTCGTACCCTGAGTTGCTACATCACTAAACACGTTCCAGTGGAAGGTATCGCCTCGATGCAAACCCTGATGGGCGGCATCTTTAATGTCACAGAACTGACGGAACTTGACAATCGGCTGTACGGCCATCCGCAGTTCACGACTGAGGTTTGACGCATACATATAACCACCGGAGGTGTTGACAGACCATACTTGTCCTGCCATTTTTATCTCCTTTTAGTTATTGATTTACATTTGCCCTCTGGCCTGACGCATTTCTTCAATGACTTGTTCTGGGGTTTTAGGCCCAGATTCATCTTCAGAAAGTTTGGCAGACTTTCGAGCAGACTTAGGTTGTGGGACAATTTTCTTTTTCCTTTCAACTCTTTTATTAGGTTGTTGAGAGGTTATGTTATTATTTGTCCATTCTTTCGCATACTCAGCCGCCGCATAAATAATTTGTCCCGGTGCCCAAGAAGGATTCTCCTTCATAAGGGTGACCGTTTGATTATCAGCAATAGCCCTAAGATCAGGATTCTGAGAAATCTCAGGATACTCCTGTTCAAACCAAGTAACTGCATTCTGAACTTCTCGTTCATATGCTAGTTGCTGTGCTTGGGCCTGTTCGGCTTGTCTACGAGCAAAGGCTTGTCCAACAGCCTTATCTACAGCCTCATCTATATTTGGGGTAGCAGTATTGCGCCCCGTCAAGGTCTGTAACAACTCTGCGGCTTTTGCCGCGTTATCTTCGTACAACGCTTGATGGTATTCTTCTACAGTTTTATTGTAGTCAAACCCATCTTCTGGCTCGTCCGTGGATGGAGCAGATTCTTTCTGTTGAAGACTCTGTGCGTACTGACGCAACTGAGCCTCCTGTTGAGCAAGCACTCTTTCTTTTTGAGCGGCTTGCTGAAATCTTTGCTGAGAAGCAACATCTTTTTGATGAGAAGATTTTAACCCGTCAAATGGTACAACAACATCCTGACCATTTACTTTAACTTGGGTTACCCATTGGCCTTCGTGTTTCCACACAGGCGGGCTTTCATCGACTTCAACAACTTCTTCAACTTCTTCAACTTCTTCAGTGTCGTCAATGTCTTCGTTTGCTTCAGCCATATCGTTCATTACTTCAGACTCCCTTTCATCTACTATGCGTTTAAGCATGTCTTCTCGGGAGCCTTGTACTTCACGATCTACATATTCTTCTTTCTCTTCTTTTTGTTCTTCTACTTCTTCTACTACTTCTTCAACTACTTGTTCCGCATCCTGTTGGGTAGCGTCCATCTTGTTTCTCCAAGGTTACTCTTCTTTGTACCTTGCTAATTTATTAGCAGTCTCTCCGTCTGAAATAATCGCATCCAACCATTTTAAAACTGATAAGGGGGTAGCGAGGCTTGAAGATATTTTTCTATAATGTTTTAGTTCTTCTTCTGAAGAACCGGACCACTCCTGAAAGGCCATTTCCTGAAGACCATTAATACCTTCTCTATATTGGTTTAATGCTCTATCAAGCAATGATCTCCCTGTTGGAGTTCTAATAAACTCTTGGGTCTTCTGCCCAATTTGAGTTCTTTCAATAAGTTCGTCTACGTTAGGTAGACTCGGATCATAGTACTCTGACATTTATCCCTGTGCGTATGGCACTTTGTTATATTTATCTCTTGCCATTGTTCCTGCTTTAGAAACATTATCTTTGTCTACTGGTTCTGACTGCTGTGAAACAATTTGATTTATTAAAGCATCTCTTTGCAACATAAGTTCAGCCCTGCGAGTATCTGCATCCTGCTGTTTTATAATTGCTTCATTTTGTTTAATAGCAAGTGAGCCTGCATCTTTCTGCATTCCCATTTGTTCTTTTGCTATGTCAGTTTGTGCTTTTATTTGAGCAGACCTAAGTGAGGCCTGTTGTTTCAACTGTTCAATCTGTAATCTTCCTTGCATCTTGACCTGATCGTAATCAATAATAGATTGCAACTGCTGAATCTGTGCCTGCAACTGTTCTATTTCTGGATCGCCAGACTGCTCTGAAATAAACCGCTCACCATCTTTATAGCCAAGTTGACCAAATATTTCTTTAGCAACTTCTTCAGTATTAATTCTATTTTCCATACCCGGAATCTGAAATACATTTGAAATAGCGTATACTAAATTTTGAACACGGCCCACTGGATCAGTAGCATTCATTCCAACATTAACTTTAAGAATTACGTCATGTTTTAGTAATTCGTCAATAAGTTCATCTTTGCCTGCGTAGTTCTCTTCACCTGTCAATGACATAACAATTTCATCTGTTTCGTAAAACTGTTCAAGACGTAAAAGTTGTTTAAGAGTAGGCTCTACCCAAGTTTCAGAAAACGTTCTAAGAACAAACTCAGTAATAATATTAGTGTTGCCTTTAAGTAGGTTCATTCCACCAACTGTTTCGTTCATAGTGTTTGCACTTTGAACTGTAGATGTAGAAAAGTTTCCTTGCAACTCGTCAAAGTCAAAGTTAATTCTATCTTGTTCTGCGTATGCTGAACCAGTAACATCGCGTGTTTCGATAACACGAACATCTTGATCTGGATCATCCATCTCAACAGCGCCACCGGGAACAGACCTAAACAACGCATCAAGGTCAATATTCCTGTCTCTGCGAATATGGTAACGCTTGTTCATTGCCAACTTAATGTTGTCAAATCTCTGGTTCCATATATCGTTAGAAGCGGCCTGTAATTCCTCAGTAAGTTCTACAGTTCCTGATGGATATAAACGATGGGACTCAATGTTTAATTTACCCATTACATAAGGACGCTCACCATCGCGTAACCAAGGATATACTTCAAGAAGAAGTTTTGGTTTGGTTAACATGTAATCTGTACCGGCAGTAAAGTAACAGTAGTCTTCGCCGTCTTTCTTTACAATGTTTTTATGAATCCAAACAATCTTAAACTCTTCAATGTTTTCAAACTCATCTTCTAGTGGATCAGTTCTTGGCTCTTCTCTTGTAAGACGTATAGTGTCATCGTCTTCTTTTGCCGCTGAAAGCAACTGGCTAGTAGTAAGTTTGTTCCACTCTCCATCTTCCATTTTCTGCATAACATCTTGCACAAACATGGGAATTAAATGAATAATATATGGGCTAGTAGATATTGGATCATACCAGTCGGACGCAGGATCAATCCTAAAATTTTCTGGCTCTACAATTTCAATAATTGGTTTGTCTGAAAGAGTAACAGTTTCTTTTTCAGTTACACTCTTTCCGTCAATGTCTACAACATTATCTCCAAAAGCATCCACGCTGTAGTAGGTATCTTCTTTTTCCTGAAATTCCCAGTACTGGTGTGACACAACAGTTCCGTATATTGCTGCATCTTGTATAGCAGTTACCATTGTAGAAAACCAAGGAATGCTATTTGTAAGCCTATACTGCATCATAGACTTAGCAACTGTAGCCGCACCAATAGACACCGGATCATTTGGATTAGATGGGTATACATCCATTACGTCTTCATTAGAGAAAAACGCAGTAGCCATAGCCGCTTCAAGTTTACGTACAGTAGATCGAGTTTTTGGCCTAAACAATGTAGATCGTTTATCGTATGCTGAAGTTAAATATTTAGAACCGGGAGGATGTTGGCTATTAAAATTAGATATATTTTTTTCCCATTGATCCCTTAAATTAGAATCCATATACTCTGTAGAAGAGTCGTATGCTTCTCTAGCAATGTTTAGCCAATCCTTATCTTTCAGTTTTCCAGATACGGATGGTATGGCTTCTCCCTCTAAAGAAGGCTGTGGATTAATAAGCGACATTAACTGAAGTCTCCATTTAACTGGTTTCTATCGTCCATTTTAAGATCGCTATATTTATCTTGATTGAACATTCCTCTTTTCTGGTTATACCTTTCTAATATTTCTCCACCTGCTCTCATTACAGTTTTGTAATCATTGTCAATTTTGTTAGCGTGAAGAACAAAACCCCAATTTCCAGAAAGCAACATAGACTTTACTGTTACCACTCCATCCATAGAATGAACAGCCCAAAGCCAACCGGGATATTTTTTATCCAAAACCTCCGCAACATTTTTTGCTAATAGATGGTCACTTAGATCATAGATTTCAGACTTTTCAATATCCATTATTTTTTCCTTGGCTTGTAAAATGTTCTTTTGCCATCATTAAAAACATAAGTAGCAACTGGCCTAGTGTATATAGTTGGGTCTTTGCTCTCAACCAAAGCAATCCAAGATATTTTTTTTTCTCTTTTTATATTATCCATACTGTTGGCTTCCAAGTTGGGTCTTTATGTACAACTGTTGAACCGTATCCTTCTATAGTAAATATTCCTGTTTCTGGGTCATACGAGTATGTCTGGCCTACAACTGGTGCCATTCCATAACTAGACCAAGTTCCAGAAACCGCCGCCCA